ACCTTAAAACCTAAATACCTAGCTAAGTTAATTAGTTCAGTATTTTTTATATCAATAGTAGTCCAAAGATAAGGACGGTTAATGTGTTTCATTAACGCTTTACCAAATCGCACTGTTGTCAGTGGATTGGCTTGAACTTGTTTGGTCATCTGTATCCAAACCATGTTGTCTTCAGATACACCATAAGCTCCGTATAGACTCCCATCAGGTCCGTAGATCAGATAAGAGTCATCTTCATGGATGTACAACGCTAAATGCAAGATAGGGTGCTGCCCAACTCGTTCAAAGTCCTGCAGTCCCCTATCCAGCATCTGACTGGTAAGTTCTAATACGTCGTTAATGGTAGCTGGTTTAAAGGTAAAACCACGGGTGGATGTAGTCATTAGGCGCGTCTATAGAAACCGGTCTTGTACCGTCCTTCCCAGTTCAAACTAAGAAGAGTCACCGGCAAAGGCGAGTCCCCAATAATCTTGATAGAAAGGTTTTCGTTACGTTGATAAATTGGTACCGTGTGTATCGCCTCAGCAGACAAGTTAACGTTGTTCAGATCATACACATAAGGCTGGACAGCTTCAATGGTATTACTCCATTCAGGACGACCAGTTATGTTGATTTGATACTTAACAGGACCGCTTAAGCCGGTAGACACTTTGATACGATGAATAATAAGATCAGAGGTAAAGTCAGTGATAGCAGATTGAGTCTGAACTTCAGTTACAAAGAACTTAGGCAGATCAACCTCCATGTTGTAGGTATAACCAATGATCATGTCACGACCACGATAGTCGCCGTTAATATCAGCGTAATAGGCACCTGCAGTCCCCTCTACGGTGGGATAAAGTACTGCGCCTACCGATGCACTAGTAAGGGCATCAGAAGCGCCTATGTAGCGTCCTAAGAGCACTACAGCGAGCGTACCACCACTGACTTCATTGTACGGTAAATAAACCCGAGTGATGTCTGAATCATCATCATCAGGGTCATATTCTCGATAAGGGTTAATGTTCCAAAGATCGAGACAAACATCGGTCTTTTCTCCAGTAGGTAGAGTCAGGTAACCTTCTTCACTAGATTGAGTAAGATCATAAGATTGAACATACACATCGTTACCATTGGCAACAACAGCGTAGTAGGTACTAATGTCAAAGAATTGATCCAACAACGTACCAGTTAAATCCCATTTATACCAAGTATTAGCACCACGCTGATCGCCTTGCTGAACAAAACGGTACTGATAAATAGTACTACTATCAACAGTGCCCATTGAAACAAGGGACAATGCAGGGGATGCGATCATACTGTCAATAGTACTAGGCATCAACTCAGGCACGTATTGTGTCTGCTCAACCATTGCTGGTGGGTTATTAATGCTGATGTTACCGATTTCGTACAGACGACTGTACAACGGAGTCTTAGAAATAAACGCAAGGCTAGTACCAAGAGTAACTGCCTCTACATCTTTGTCACACTCATAACTTGACAACTCAGTAATCCTAACAGTTTTAGGACTCAGGATGTCATCGTTACCAGCAATCAGGAACTGCTCAGTATCACTAAACAGCACAAGACCAGCACTGCTAGGTCTCACATAGCGCAGGTTAACTGGTTTAACCGATGAAGCGTTGACATCAATAGGATCATCATCGCTTACAGTCAAAGCAGTAGTAGCAAAGAAGTTGAAGTAATCACCAGCTTTACTAAGAATAACTGCTTCGTTAGAAAGAAATCCTAAGCGGTTACGATAGAAGAACAGGTTGTTGATTGTTGTACCAACAAAACTAGGATCAGGGTTAGTTTCAAGATCACCAATGTTACGATCTTCCCAAGTGATAGGACCAAAGGTAAAGGAACCATCGGCGTTGCGTACCAACTGGTGAGGAAGAGTAAGAGGATCTAATTGAAAAGTAATGCCCCAAGCATTTGATTCTTCCCAAACACCTGGACCATTGGTTGCACCATCATCAGCAACAAACTCAACGTACATGTCATCAGCGTCAATATCAACACTGTTGACAACCTTCACCTTGTAACCGTCGTGACATTGCAAAGGCAAATCAGCAACGTTAGAGACTGACTCAGTAAAAGTGAATACAGAGTCTTCACCAGGACCGCCTACAGCAGTAATAGTAAATGCTGCATCAGCAGTGATGTACATACCAGGACCAACTGCAGTAGCAGTGAAGGTGGTAGTACCAAACGTTTGACCATCAATGGCAGTTACAAACGCAGCTATCAGCGCATCAGCATCACTAGGTCCATTGACACTAGCCCGTTCAGTCCCATCCAAAAAGATCTTGTAATGACCTTGACCAATAACCTTCGTAACAAAGAAAGCTTCGTTAGGACGTGCAGCAGTGGTAGTAGTTTCCATTGCCACAGTCTTTGCTTTATTCAAAACAAAGGTGTAATCGTTCAGGGTGAGAACTTCAATGTCATCAGCAGTAGCACCGTTGAGATAACCATCAGCAGGAATCGCAGTAATAGCACAGTTACTAATCTCCGCGTTAAGGTTAGTTAGAGCAGTGGCTTCTGCAGTTACAGCATTGTCGTAGTTGGTCTGAGCCGTGTCCATGGCAGTCTGAGCATTACTCAGATCTGTTGCATCATGGGTAGCAGCTACAGTCAGAATAGCTTGGTAGACACGATAACCTTGAGAAGCAATCAGAGGGTACTCATCAGTAAACTCAGTGCCAAGAGCATAGTTAGCAGGCAGAGTCGTAGCAGTACCAACAACAGTATTGTTGTTCTTTACAATGTAAACGCCAGTAGCTCGAAGAAGAATACCTGATTTAACAGTCTGTTCAATTTCACCTGGATTATCATACTCATACTGTACTTCAAACAATGCCTGTTGAGTAGCATCTTGACCTGCCAATACCTCAGCGTAATCAGCTTGAGCAGCATGAAGCTCAGCTAACCGAGTAGCAGTCGTATCAACAGCAGTGTTGTAAGCATCCAGATCAGTTTGATAATTAGTCAGGTTACAGGTACCTGGAACACCTGTATCATCTCCCATATCAACAACACGTGGGGAACCATCAGTCAGGTCCCACACACGGAATACGTTGTCATCATATTGAGCGACGTATTTTTCCTGCGGATCCCTAAGGATTGAAAACCACTTACCATCAGGAGTAGCGCCTTCAAGATCAGCTTGGAATTGTCCGCCTGGGCGCTTGAGTAGACCAAGTGCATAGTCTGGAAAAGCATTAACACAATCCCGCAGTTGTCCAGGAAACTTACGGTTATCAGGTTGTTGTGAAATGCCTAAGAGGAAGTTGGGAATCCTTTGGGTTACAGTACTCATCGCATCAATGCTTGGAAAGGTTGATAGCTATTGTAATAATTTCTTCCATCACTAAATCCAAACATAGAATAGTCGCCTTGATTACAATCGTATTCAATAGCAGCAGCTCGTGTTTGAAGTTCTTGTTCTTGAAGAAGACCGTTCAGCTCTCGGTCGCCAACCATTTTGGTAGCACACATCCGAGCTGCTCGGGCAGTAATATAAGCTTGAATTGCAGGTGGAACGTCAGTGAAATCAAAGTACCACACTACATCTGCTTTGATGTCAGTTGTGAAGGTGAAGGTATGGTTCAAACGATCATACAGTTTAGCACCACGTCTCACCACATCATACTTGTTTTTGTGATAAGGTTGATTGGTATCAATCTGAAGCATGTTGAATGGATATGCAATCTCATTCGTCTCACTGTTTGGTGATAGGGTATATTCACGTTCAGTGTTAAAGATCCATCCTTCAGCTTGGACCTGCTTATTGATTTCCCGGAGGGTGTTGAGTACAATAGATACTTCAGGGTTCTGGAGATCTAGTGTGGTGACAGGAGCCTGTCCCACTGAGCTAAGTATTTGATTTACAGCATCCAGTTCGGTGGACGCAGCATAAGTAGGAAAGGGCATAGTTACCTATCACAAAGTAAAAAAAAGGGGAGCCGAAGCTCCCCCAGTAATAACCAAGAATAAATCAGGCGAATGCGGCAGGCTTGGTAGCAGTACCAGCAAACAGTTCAACGCAAGCAGCGGGGTTCAGGTAATCAGCGCCCATGGCGAGCTTACCGACGATCACATCACCCTGGTAGATAATGGAGGTGTCACCGCTGGTGACTTGAACTTGAGGACCAATAGCCTCAACACAACCAGCAGCTTCGCGCTGGAAGATCAGACCACAGCTGTTAGCAAACTCGGTACCAACACCGTACTCGTTGTGAGCACCGATGGAACCGGCGGCAACGGCTGCTTCGTCTTCCATAGCGGAATCAATGAAGCTACCCAGGTTACCAGGAGAAGCAACACCGGTATCGGTAGTACCACCGGAGGTACCGAACTTGGTACCGTAGTTGCTGAAGAAAGGAATGTTGGTAGACTTGAAGATTTCAATACCAGCAATGCTCATCAGACCCTTACCGGACTGCAGGGCGGTACCCTGAACGTCACGGTTGATCAGGATGTTGCTGTTGATACCTTGAAGCAGAGCGTAGTACTGACGAGGGGTCAGGACAGCGCAACGACCATCTTGGGACACGCCCTTCTCATCAAGAGCAGCAGCAGCATCATAGAATGCAGCCACCAGAGCAGCGTCATCATAAGCGTCAGAGAACTCAGCGTTAGAGCCGACGCGGATCTGAGTACCGCCAGGCTCAACGAAGCCAGAGGCAGACACAGGAGAAGCGTTACGAGCACCGTTGGTGATCGCACGGAAGATCAGACGGTCATACTTTTCTGCGAGAGCATAACCAATCTTGCGAGAGATTTCGCTACGCAGGTCGTAATGAGCGAGAACTTCATCCAGCTCGTAGACGAATGCCGAGCTGATCAGCAGGTCGTCAACGGTGATGGTCTTCTCAGCCACCGGAGGTGCACCGTCGGAGTTACCGAGGATGCTGTTGCCAGGCGTATGATATTCCGCCTTGGTACGACCGGTGTAGATGAACTGCATGGACTTACCATTACGGAGAGTCCGCTTCATAACCAGATCACGAGCGATCGTGTTCTGCTGGAAGCCTTTGAACATCTCGCCGCTAAAAAGCTTGAGATACAGGGCGCGGGTGTCCGAGCCAAAGTTAGATGCGCCTAGTTGCGTAAGATCAGCAAGAGGCTCATTGGAATTCTGTTGTGCCATTTTTAAGGAGTAAGAGTAATAGACTTGCTCCCAAACGTTTGGAAATTTTTTGTTTTATTTTTGTGGTCTATCCCACCGTCTAGACGGCAAAGGGTATCTCCGTAGAGGCCAATGCCAATAGGTAAGGGAGGGTTTGCACCTCCCAATGCCGCTTTAACGGACTACCATTTTAGTGTAAGAAACGCCGCGATACTTGTAGGTGACTTTAATAGCCATTGTTAATCTCCAAGTGCTTGACCCCCGTTCCATGATCAAGCTTCATGCGTCCCTTTATAGGGGATGAACGGACGGAGATTAGCCTACAGCAGGTGCAGTAAGAGCAACAGGAGTTACGTCTGCAGCAGCGAGGTCTAGCGGAAAGTTGTGCGCATTACGCTCGTGCATGACTTCAAATCCAAGGTTAGCTTGGTTAAGGATGTCAGCCCAAGTACGCACAACACGCCCCTGACTATCCAGTAGGGACTGGTTAAAATTGAAACCGTTAAGATTAAAAGCCATT